TATTCCAATCAAGGATGTTATTGATGGTAAGGGCATACAGAGAGCCAAGAATGTCACATGGAATGCTCAAGAGGTTAAGAAGAGTGACAGCATTGATGACATGGATGAGAAGCAGATTCAAGCCATGATATTGCGTCTTCAAGCCTCATTGAACGAGAAAAAGCAAGTAAAGGAAATGATTAAGGGTTCAGAACCTATAGACGATTTGCCATTTTAATATGATTTATAAGTGTTATGAGTACTACACCAAGGGAGGCATTGCTGTTACAGACTGGTTCCCTTGGTCTTCTTCAGAGAAACCTCAATGGCAATTGAAGAACAAGTTAAGGAATTATTATAAGGAAGAAAAATGATGGAAGAGTACGAAAGAATGGAAATGGAAGAGAGCTTGGAAATTGAAGAGATTTTCAAGCAGATGAGAGAGGATAATGAATAAGAGTTTTCATTTTTCTGTGTGTTAATTTTTTCATATGCAAGGTGGGAATCCCCCACCACAGGTCAGTTAAAGAACGTTAAGAGTCTTTGATTGACCTTTTTTATTTTTACCTTTGCACCGTCAAACTTAAACATTGAGAATATGGAAGAGAAATTTGAATTCACTTTTACCAATGGTGCATATATGCGAGTTGTGGTTGGTGAGGATGGTTACAATGTCAACATCACCCAAGTTGATGATAAGCCATTGATGGGAACATTCACAGACTTTGAGAATCTGCTGTATGGCATAGCTCCAATAGTTCAGAACAATGTAAGCAGCAACCAAGAGTTTGCACAGTTTGCTCAAGAGCTAAGTCTTTCACTCTCCAATACAATGGTGATTGATGAGATTGAGGAAATATTGATGAAATAACATACCCCATAACCAAGGGAGGGGTAACGCTTCTTAATATGTCATGTCCAACCACCGTCTGGGAAGATGGTGGTTTTTTTTGTTTAAGACTGGTTAACAGTTCCAGCGTTAAAGAATGTTATATTTTCAATTTATAATAATTTCAGCCAAAAACCAATATTATATTATAATATAATATTGCTGATAACATGCAAATATTTTATGTTAAAGTATGTTAGAGAACTTGGCTTTTCCAATCTTTTTTCATATCTTTGCATCACTGAGAAACACTCAGTCATTGATTAATAATTAAATATGGTATTACAAACAATGGAAGAAATTAAGAAAGTGATGAATGAACAGATTGATTATATGTTCCTTCATGGTGGAGAGAAAAGTACAGAGATTGACAATCGTCTTTCAGCTTTGATTGATGAGTACTGCAAGGATGACGAGGACATGGACAAGATTTACGAAGTGAAAGGCGTTTGGGATGACCTTGTTCTAGCGAGATACAACTTTACAGTGAACGAAATTATGAACAAATAAAATAGGAAATATGGCAAATGTAGACAAGGAAGAGTTCTATGCAAACTTGGAAGGAGAACTCCAAATTTTTGAGAAAAAGTTGAATAAGTGGAATCCAACAAATTCTGAGGGTAAACGCTTGAAAGGTCAATTAGAGCAGACGCTAGCTTCATTAAAGCTTACTAATGCAATGAAAACTGGTTGTGGTCTCTACCGACTAGATGCAATGAAGTTTGAATTTTTGAAGAACAATATTAAGTAGATTGTAGACAAAATTAGATATGATAACAGTAGATATGTTGAAGGAAGCCCTCATTGAGATTACAGAGAGAAGCATTGCAAAGGGCAAAGGTGATGAAAAGTGCTCAACGAAGTTCTTCCATGATGTGCAAGATACCAACAACAAGCTTGCATTGCTATGTGATGATGAGGAAGTTGATGAGTTTGCAGTATTCAGTGGTTTGGTTGAGCTACATGTTGGAAATGACACCGTATCCCAACTGAATCAGTTTCTGAAGGAGTGGCATTGAGTTTGTTTATACCATAAGAATTATTTTTTTTAAGTTGATGCTGCAAGTCTGTGAAGATATGCAGCATTTTCTTTTCTTACTATGATTCTTTTCTTTTACGCATGCGTATGTGCGAAAAAGAAACAAATACCAATAAAGAAAAATAAAGCCCTCTGAGACGTTAAAAGTTCTGAGGGGTATACTTACTCACAAAAACAATTTTAAACGATTCTAGAGCTTTCTAGATGCCTTAAATTAAATTTTAATGACATGATGGGTTTTGACAAAAAGGAATACATGAGGGAGTATTACAAGAAATATTTGAAAACTCCAATGGGTAGAGCACAAAAACTATTAAACAGCTACAACACTGAAGACAGAAAATATAACAGAGGTAAAGGTGACTTAACAGCACAATGGATTATTGACAATATATTCACCAAACCATGTGCTCATTGCGGAAAAGAGGGTTGGAATGTTATTGGTTGTAACCGTCTCGATAACTCCAAACCGCATACAATGGATAATGTTGAGCCTTGTTGTGAAGAGTGCAACAACAAGTTGTACCATGAAGATATAAAGAAAAAAGTCTACCAATACACACTTGATGGTAGACTTGTAAGAGTCTGGGACTCTATCAAAGAAATTATGGATGATGGTACTTTCAATACATTTCATGTCAATACATGTTGTAAAGGAGGTAGGTTTGATAAGAGGGATAATAAATGGTATGTTTGTCATCATCACAAAGGTTATAAATGGAGTTATACACCACTGTAACCATGTTCCTTCAACCAATTTAGTTTTTCTTGAGTTGGTTTATTGTACCTAAAATATCTATCTTTGTAGAAGAGAATGAAGGTTTCATATGGTCTATCTCCACTACCTCGCTTCATCTTGTTTGTATACCATTCCTCCAATGATTTGGTCACATAGTGTTTCAAGAATGCTTGTCTGTAATCAATTGCTTGCCAAGGGCGATTGTCCACTTGTATACCACTTGCATTGCAGCATTTGAGCTGATTGTCACAGCAATGTGGATTACCACCGAATACAGCAGTTTCCAATCCCCCTTTTAGGATGGATTTAATGTGGAAATTCTCTGCAAAGTTATATTGAACTTTTATATCAACTGGTAAAGGTTCTTTGAATCGTTCTTGCATTGGTTTTGAATAATCAGCATATATCTGGTTATTATCCCCAAAACATAGCCAATTCACCATCACACAATCAAAATCATCTTTATCCTTGAGATAATCCTTTATGTTGTTGTTACGCACTTCAAGAAATTCATCTACATCGAAGAACGCTATCCAAGAGAATTCATTCTTATACTTTGAATATAATTCACTGTAACATTTCATCTGATAGCCAACCTTGTTTCTGTAATCCTCAACAATTACATTTGGATTATCTTTAAACATTGAACCAAGGTCTTCATCATCTTCATCATGGTTGTTGTCGGCAATGATTATTTTATCAAAACCTAAACCAAGGTAATGATTCACCCATTCATTGATGTATTTGCCCTCTAATCGAGCAATACATACTACTGCTGTTTTAAAATTACTCATTTGTCTACAAATTTCATTATCTTAGGTTAGTATTCCTTTTGTAAGGTTTATACACTTGGAACTGAGGATTTGGTGCATTTAACTGGGCTGTATGTTTACAACAACCGTCACAGTTGCATGAACATAAGTCTGCCTTTGGATAATATGCAGCATGTTCGCATATCCATTTCTTCAACTGGTCTTTTAATACTTCCACTTGATTTCTCAAGTGCTGTGTTACCCATGTCATATCCTTCAAGTCTAGTGAATCGCTGTTGTCGCTCTTGCCCTTTGTGATACCAACCTCGCTGATATGAGACCAAATCATTGGTAAAGCCTCAAAGACTGTTGCGAATGCAAGGTACTGCCATAGTCCACCTTCTACCAATAGTGTTGCATTCTCCTCAGAAACCTCATTATCCTTCACTTGCTGTTCTATCTCATCGAAGAGGTCATAACCTATCAATGGCTTAACCCAAATCTTCTCAGCAACTGGAATATAGTTCTTCACCTCTGCCATATTATAGTTCAATGGGATTGGTGAGTACTGTTTCAAATATTTCTCATTTATTATCATGATAATTTGTTTTTTCGAAATTATTTTTATATATTTGCAAATATTAATTCTAATACTGTTTTAAACATGAAATTTACAGTTTATTTACGAACCAACAAAGTCAATGGTATGCAGTATGTTGGTCAAACGAACAATTTTGAGAAGAGAGAAAAAGAGTGGAAATGTCTTAAAGCAAGATATGCCAATAAACTCATACAAAGTGATAGAGAGAAATATGGTATAGAAAACTTTAGTACAACCATACTCGCAGAATGTGACACTCAAGAAGAGGCATGGGAATTGGAAGAGAAGTATGTAGCAGAGCTAAATACAATTCAGCCAAACGGTTATAACAGAGCCTATGGAGGAAAAACTAACAACGGAGGTAATGTTGGATACCACAATGGAGTTGAATTCACCAAAGGACATGAACCTTGGAACAAAAACGTCAAAGGTATTCATCTTTCCCCAAGTACAGAATTCGTAGGTATCCCAATACTACAAGTTAAAGATGGGGAAATTGTAAGAGAATATCCATCAATGATAGAAGCAAGAAAAGATGGCTTCTACACAAGCGCAATTGCTGCATGTTGCAAGGGTAAAAGAAAGTCTCATGGAGGATTTCAATGGTATTATAAATCAGAATATGGAAAATGCTAGGTTCACGAACCTAGCATTTCTTTTTTATTCTGTTACTTGTTCTTCAATATTTTCTGTTGATACATCTTGGTTTGCTTCTCTTGATGTAGTATCAGAGCTTGAATCTGTATCATTACCAAAATCATTAAAGTGTAGAGGCTTGAGCACAACTTCAACATCTAGACCATTGAGCCTGAACATGTCGTTAAGCGTTCTAACCACATTTTGACGGTTGTAATTTCCAGTTAGACGTTGATAAAGCTGATATGCTGTCTCAAGCTTCTGAGAATCACTAGCAAAACCACTGTTGCTCACATCTGGCATTCCGACCAATGAAGCACTTGGTATGTTATGTGCTGCAAGGATTCTGTTAATTGTACGAACATTCGCATCCTCATAGAAGTTAAATGAACCTTGATTCTTTGCGAAAGGAACATACTCCACACCCTTGTCCTCAATGTTATTGCGGAAAGTTATCATCAATGAGTTGCTGTTCTCAGAACCAGTAAACATCCTAGTTACATTGTTAATGATAGCTTGTCTTTCCTCGTCAGTCTCAACTTCTGGGAGTGTGAGTACGCCAGCAGGAGTAAATGAATTTACAATGTTTTTCAAATCATAATTACAATATTCAATTTCTGATTGGATACTCTTAATACCAGCAGCATAAGAAGGTGACTGATAATAACTCATTGTAGGGTCATAGTTCTTGAACACATAGATATATGGTTTTCCCCTTTGAATAACAGATTCATCCCTCATATCAATGGCTTCAATCTGAATTGGAGGATTTTGAGCAACAGCACTCCAATCGTTGCAAATCCAATATGAAGTAATCACTCCGTCTTCATCATAAGGGCTGCAACGTAGCTTCTCATATGGGATATGATAGAAACTGAATGTCTTGTTATCTTTATTTTTGATTATCTCGATTCCATAACTGCCATAAAGCATATAATCAAGGGCTATATTACGAATCAATGTATCCCATGAGTACTGATAGTTTGGAAATATCTGTGTCCCATCCAAACCCATCGCATCATAATCCACACCTTCACCCACAATACATTGTACACCAAAATTAATTGCTGCATGATGTGTTGGAGAATTCTGGTACAAATCCAACATCAACTGAGGATAATTGTTTTTAACTCCAAATTTTACCCAACCTTGTGCGCTATCTCTTGTAATAGCAGCACCTTCCACTTGTTTTTCAAAGTTTGTTAAGAATACACCACTGTTTTTCTGTATCTTTGGTTTATTCTTACTTCCAACTGGTCTACTCATATTTTATTATAGATTATAATAGATTATTATATTTTTATCATAAACATGAAATAAAAATGGGATAGATTATATTATCCATCCCACTTTTGAAAATTATACAGGGTCACCTGCTGTAAATTCATATCCACTATATGCTGATGAATAGAATACATCATTTACAATGTCATAAACTCCAACTTTAGAATCAGAATCTCTTGTGCATGGAACTAAATCTCTTATAAGTGTTCCATTATCATAGATTTGGCAAGAATATAACCTACCATGCAAGAAACTTCTTTCATAACCTTCTAACCAAGGTGTTACATCACCACAAGGTTCTCCATTATAGATATGTACAAACAAACCTAGGTTATCTGTACATTGGAAAGATGTATATGTTGTTTCTGCTGAGAATACACCATTATCTATTGTAAATACATTTTTATTCCAATCATAAGTATGAGCATTATAATCTCCATAATAATTATAAGTTGACCAACCGTTTATAGCACCCCAAGATATATGTAATTGCCCATTATAATAATTTTCATAATCAAACTGATAACCATTACTTCCATTCCAAACACCAGCTCCAAAAAATCTCGCATGCATCATACTTGTGACAGTTTGCATTCTTGCTATAACTCTAGTATCTTGATTTGGTTTAAAACTTGTATTAATATAAGCTACACTTTCATTTTCAATGTATTCAACCTCTGTATATCCAACAGGTAATCTTGATGGATTATAAACCCACTCATATCCACTCTGTGAATCACCACTAAATACATACTTATCACCATCAATCGTTGCTTTAAGCCCAACATACACACAGTTTGCTTCAGCGTATGCTTGAGCCTCTGCCAATGTATTGAATGTAAGGTTATCCAATGGCTCTGATTTTTCTGAGTAGTATTTTGGATATTCAGGTTCACCTCCACCTTCTTCGTTATAATCTATAACTTGCTGAACTTGTTCATCAGTCAATGTATTTTGTGACATATATATCCAATAGAAGTCACCTTTCCAAAAATACGAGTTATATGTCGCATAACTGCAAAACAAAGCGCCTCCATCTGAAGTAGTTCCGCCATAATTAAAATTACTGTATGTTGATGTAGTGTTTTGCGTCCAGTTATTGTATGTCAAAAGTCTATTGCTAGCGACTCTTGCAGAACATATATTAGGCACTGTGTTGGAAACTGCAATACTTCCTTGTTCCGAAGAACCATGTAACGTCACCAAAGATGGTTTATGGCGATACATCCAGTTATAATTTCTACTATCTCTATTAACAAGAACATCATCAGCTGTGTTTGAATTTTGAGTTAGTATCTTAGCTATAACAGTTAAATTGGGGTTTGTATTGCTTCTGTTGAAATATCCATTTACGCTACTATTTGAAACTCTTGCTCTTAATGGTGTTGAACTAGACCCAGTAAGACGTATATATCCATCAGAAGAATAATCAGATATATTTGAAGTAGTACCAGTGATAACAGCATCAATGTCATTCAACTGCCCACTTGTTTTTGTAATTACATGAGTTGAAGCATCATAGTCTTTTGCATTGTAATTAAGTGTGAATGGCACATCTGGCAATGTTGCAGTTGAGCCACTGACTTCTCCAAGATTAACCCAACTTGAACCATTCCATTCATATTCATAACCATCATCAATGGTTAATTTGCCATTATATGTGGTAACGCTTCTTCCACTACCATAAACACCGTATTCTTCATATTGGCTAAGGTTATTCAGTTTATACCACTTTTCAGTTGCATTGTCATAGACATCTTCAAACTCTGTTTCTGAATATTGGGTTATATCGTCAACAACCGCAAAGCAAACCTTATACCCACCTTGTTCACTGTCGAACTTGTAGAACACAACAGCACCATGATAGTAAACCTTGATAAGCTCACCATCATGATACCATTTGTTAATTGTATTATCGTTGTATTTTATCATAATAAAACTATCTATTTGTCTTAATTAAACAGGGTTACCGCCAATGAAATTATTACCATTTGGAGAAGAATAGAATTCTCTTGTTATCAAGTCATATAATCCATAAACTGAGTCACTATCCCTTTTTGCAGGAACATAATCCCTAACTGTTACACCATTCTTAACAATTGTTGCTGAATATATTGTAGCATCAGCAAATCTGTTTGGTGTTGTAAATGATGTATCACTAAAAGCACAACATAATGATAATGGAGCATTATTTGTAAAAGTTGTAGCGCCAGTGCTTTGGAAAGATACTGTTTTTGTCCCATCACCATTATCGACTACAGATGAATTATAATTTGCATTGCCTCCAAAGAATTCCAATTCATCAACTGTTGAAGAACATTTGTATCTATAGCCCAATCCATTGTAAGGAGATACTGGGTATTCACAGTTTATTATTGTAGCACAACTTAAGTCTGAATGGAATTGAGAAGATAATCTTACCGTAATAGTATATGTATTGTTTCTATTATCGAATGGAATTACTCCTGTGTTAATATAAGCATTGTAATTGCTATTGCGAATATATTCAACCTCAGTATAACCTTGTGGAAGTCCACAACCTCCTACTTCAACTATAGCAGTGTACTGAGAACCACTTTCAACCCAAGATGTACCGCCATCAATGCTTATTTCATTTT